TACCTGTTGAGGTAACGCCACGACCACAGGACACACATGGTTGCATTGGTATTGATAACCTGCATTGTACCGTGCTACTACCGAAGCAACTCAAGGCTGTTAAGGAGACGCACGACCTATCCAACAAGGAGGCTAAGGCATTCGTGAAGGAGGTTGTCGCTAACCATCCCGACCCACCAATGTTGGTGTTGAGTGGCGAACCATCGTACCTTGCAGTACGCACTCGCTCGGAACCAAAAGTTGTTGTTCGCATAGGCATTCCTAATATCAAAACCGAAACTATACAGGCGACTTACTTCCTCATGGTAACAAACCAAGAGGAGATGCAGACATACCTTGACACATTGACAGACGCGCTTGGCATTCCTAATGTTGAGCGCTTCTTCCATGTATCTATTGCTAACGATACAGGTAAGCCCACCGATTCTATCGGTGACATTAACGCTGACGATTTACTAACGCTGGGGGGTGAGTAAGTAATGACTGACTCGCAAGACATTGAGAACGGATACGAAACGAAACATGGATGGTGGATGACCGTTGAATACAAGAGCGGTAAGGTCACGATGGAACACATAACATCTTCCGACCTCCCTCATAAAGGCTCTAATTGGAGCACTCTACACAAGATAACGATTACTCAAGGCTGGTGCGCACGACAAATAGTAACTGATGATGAAGGTTTTTGGGACGCAACAGATTGGCTCGGCCCTTACGAATCCATAGAACAGGCGACCGAAGCGCTGGCTAACCACTCGGGGGTGAGTAAGTAATGACTCACTTACAAGACGACATACAAGAGGGATGGTGGCTGACCGTTGAATACAAGAGCGGTGAGGTCACGGTGACCCCATTACATACGGGGGTAAGAGAACGGCGCGCGCCCGGCTCCGCTTTGAATCACTACGAAAAGCGAACAACATTAACGCTATCTCCCATACAGGATGAGCACTTAGATACGGTGAGCGAGATGAAGATGAGTCAAGGCTGGGGCGCACGATTAGACGCGCCGGGCTACCTTGACTGCACGGATTGGCTCGCCCCTTACGAGTCTATAGAACAGGCAACCGAAGCGCTGGATGAAGCGTGGGGTACGAAGTGTTGCTGCTGCGGCGAGCGAGTCGGAACGGGCAACGCTGATGCACCGTGCGAAGGTTGCTACGAAGATGTGTCATGGCAAACGCATGACGGTTTGTTCTCCATGAGCATCGGTGAAGTAATCATCGCCGACCAAGTATGGACAGCGCGCTGGGCTGACAAGTGGCCTTGTTCCACGCTGTCGCACAAGTGGGTGGTCTTTGATTACGATGATGAAACCGGTATCACCTTTGACGATTGCGAAGGAGGCAGCGAGTTTATAGATTCGCACGAGGCTCAAGCGATGGCTGATGATGTCCATGACATAGTGCGCGAACACTACGAGGAGGTGAGCGCATGAGTGATTGTTATTGGTGCGGTTGCGGTGCAGATGAATCCTTAACGATGGAAGTTGATGAGAACGATTACCCTTCGGGTGAGTCGTGGCGCATTGAGGTTCCTGTTTGTGAAGAGTGTCACAAAGAGTATGGGGTGGTCGCATGAGTGAGTCAGTATTTCCTTACACGCTACCCTCCGGCGCTGTTGTCATAGACGAGCGATGCACTTGCGGCGCTAAGCGTAGCGAACACAATTGGCGCGTGCCGATGCTTGGTCTTGCGACACACGGTCACGGTGACTGTGCGCATACTGAATGCGAGCGGTTCACATGGGTCGGTTTCATATATAGACCGAGCGACTGCGAGCATGACAATCACGCGACAGACTTAGACGGTAACTACTGCTTAGACTGTGGCTTACACGAGACAGATTCCCCTAATGATAGGGAGAGTGATGCGATATGATAGCGATGAACACAGGAGAAATGATAGATAGATTGGTAGCAACGGATGAACACTTGGCGAATGCCGCTTGTGAAATCACGGTTGAAATTGATGAGATACTGACGGCGAGACAATGGATTGACGCGCTGTTTGAGAGCAACAGGAGATTGGCCGAGCAAGTGCTTGATACCATCTCCGATTCATACGGTACTGACATGAGTGGTTCGTGGGTAGATGACGGAGAGAGCATGATACTCTTGACATGGGATGAGTATGAACGAAGGACAAGCGAGACTTAGGAGTGAGATAGAATGAGATTAGTATTGCGAATAGTGAATGAAGAGAACGGAACGATATACGAGGAGTGGTGTTTAGAATGACGCGAGTCCCTTACGAAGCGCACCTTAAGGTGTATGAAACGGAGATGGAATACAGGGGCATGGTCGCTTACGAGAAAGCGCGACTGAAAGTAGTGATGGATACATACTTACGCAACCCTCATTCTGAGAACTACCTCGTGTTGGAAGAGCACATGCTACTGTATCAGAACATACGATGCAACTGCTCGTGGGAGAGAGGTGATGCGTGATGAGTGCTTCACCTGTTGGAATTGAGAATGTTGGCTACACGATAACCAGCGCAGTGCGAATGCACAGCGAGGGTGAATGCGATTGGACGAGCGAAGACCGTTGGGTTGTGCTTGGACACAATGAGCAGGGCGAGATGGTGTGTTGGGACGCACGCTTGCTTGACATTGATGGCAGAAAGGTATGGTCGTTTAGTCACGGTGACTATGTGAGTGGAGTGCGTGAATCATTCTTCGCTCGCATCAACGGTGAGTTGAACAAGATGGTTTCGCGTAGTGAGTCGCGTGCTGAGGTTGATGTCTCTATGGCGGTGAGCGGATGAGACCCGTAGTACTTACTGATGTATCTAACCAAGTATGGCTCGCCTGTCTGTCGTGCTACAACGAAGTGCCGGAAGGTGGCGGAAGTTATGGCGCTTGGCTTGACGCTGACGCGCTGGAGACATGGCTTGACGACCACGAGAACGACTACTACGAGGGTGGGTGGACGCCATGCTCATACCATATCGCAAAGATAGACGAGTGCCACAACTGCGACACAAACAAGCGATGCACACACCATGTCCGCTGGACAGGTGACGAGTGGGCTATCCATGATTACTCCGGCGCTATCGCTCACCTACACTTGGGCGAGCACCCCGACCTGCGCCCACTCATTGAGTTGATGCAGACATTGGATGCTGACCCCGAGCGTAACACAGGCGCGGCGCTACTCGTTGATAGTATCACGGGTAACATACCAACAGCCGAACAGATTGAATCGGTGGCCGAGCGTATGTATGTCATTGAGGCTCACAAGATAGATGATTGGGTGTACGACAAGGCGCACGATTGCTACGGGAAAGAACTTGAAGCGATACCGCACAGCATTACCGGTGCGATAGATTGGGAATGGGTGGCTAAGAACGAACTTCAACATGAGATGTACACTATGGAATACGATGGTAACATCTACGCGCTTTACAATGACGAGGAGGTGGACGCGTGAGACGAGACATACAATGTGCAGTATGCGATTACGCGACACCTGCTGTTGAGGTTGGTCGTGTGAAATCACAGGGTCAATGGTGGGAGTTCAAGACGCAAGAGGAAGTGGATGCGTTTCTCGCTAACGACTTTAATGGGCATGAATGCAACGAGGTGGTCGCGTAACGCTACCATCTCCTACACAATAGCGCGCTCATTGAATAGCGTTAGCCCTGCCTCGTGTGTGTGCTCACACATGGGGTGGGGTGCTGATGAGAGTGACATTTTAGGGGGAATAAACATGACTGAAACGAATGAAAATAGAGAATTGAGAACGCAATTACAGCATATCGCGGATGGTGGTTATCATTGTCCGCGCTGTGGTAGCGAAGAATTAGATGGCGGAGAGCGTGATAGCATAGACGACTATGAGTATCGCGACTTTGAATGCTTAGATTGTGGGTTCCGATACACCGAAGAGTACATTCTCAACGGGTATTGGCCGAAGGGTGATGATGACCCACAAATCGGCCCAACGCTCGTTGAACACCTGCGTCAGCAGTTGCGTGAAGCGGTACAAAGTAATCCGTATTGGGATAGAAAGCGCAACAGGTGGATGACATTTGGTGACATCGCGGAGATGAATGCGAATCAAGTTAGATGTAGGTCGGGTTTGTCTTCTGTCGGAAGCACGCCCTTACTCAAAGTTAGACACAAAAGGGGTGCGATGACTACCAACTTTGGTGGCGTTGAAAAAGTGGGATGGTCGTTTAGTAAAACATCGTCCCCGCGCTGGGATTGGGGCAAAGTGCGTACAATATACGCGTTAATGGCTCAAGGATACACAGCAGAAGAGGCTGTCGCGATGGAGAAAGCCGCTTCAAAGGATGAAGAGGTGGGTGGTTCAGTACTTAAAGCAAACACCACTAAAGACGAGCAAGGTGATGAAGAATGACTGAAAAGCGATTGAGATTATGGCAAGCACAAGCCTTTGAGGAATGGAAGCGTAGCAGGTTCAATGCGATTACAGGCTACGATGAAGAACAGAAGTGGAACCTCCATACGGGTCAGTTTGATACCATCAAGACCCCGCGTCACAAAGAGGTACAAGGCGGCACGATTGCTGTCGTGACCGGCGGAGGTAAAACCGCTGTCGGGTTCATGGCTGCGTTTGATTGGTTGCGTGGTGGTAAGGATAGGCGAGTGGTGATAGCCGTACCCACAGTACGCCTCTTACAACAATGGCGCGGAGAACTCATTGAACTTGGTATTCATGATGTAGCGTGCATGGGTGGTGGGTTTGGTAGACCTGTTATTACAGGCAAAAGAGTTGTTGTTGGTGTAGTGAACTCGCTTCGTAAGTGGCGCAAATCGGAACCACACACCGAACGATTACTCATAGTGGATGAGTGCCACAGACTCGGTAGCGATGGCAACTCAATAATACCACAGGTTATCCCACATGATGCGATACTTGGTTTGTCAGCCACACCGGAGCGTAGCGATGGTAAGAGCGTGACTGCGCTCACCGGCTCAATCATTTACAAGTTATCCTATCGTGAAGCGCTTGATGCTGGCATCATACCTTCATTCATGCTGAAAGCGGTCGCTGCCCCCCTGTCTTGGGTTGAGCGATACGAATACGATGACTACCAACAGAAGATAGCGATTATGCACAACAAAATAGGCGAAGAGTTCGGGCATGGTTGTAATTTCTTCGGAATACCGGATAGCGCAAGCCCGAACATAGCGATATTCAAAGCGTTATGCAATAATCGTAAGCGATTGGTGAACAATACCCGTAGTCGCATAGATTTGCTGACTCACCTGCTTGCTAAGCACGCTCAAGACAAAGTAATACTGTTCCACGAGTCGGTGTCAGCCCTCAATGCGCTGGCAAGCAGATTCAAAGACGCCTATGACCCTGCGGTTTATCACTACGAGATAGAGAACCGCGAAGAGGAGTTCCAACGATGGATGGATGGCGACACGAAGTTGCTGTTCTCCTGTCGTGCGCTCAACGAGGGGATGAACGCCCCCGAAGTTGATGTTGCTATCATGTTAAGCGGTTCCAACGGTGTTCGGTCACGCATTCAGACGCTGGGTCGTGCGCTTCGTGGCGAGAACGCGCTTATCTATCTCGTGTATGCACCACAGACTACTGACACAAACGGGCTAACCGGCCTTATCTCTTCGGGTGGTGTGCCTAAGAAGTTCGTCAAGCACTTCGCTTGGCAAGACGACACGCTGACAGGTATTACCGCACCATATTGGTTTAGTAGTCTCAAGGAACAGCAATCCCGTTCAAGGAATGACACGCCTGTTGAACACAGACTGTTCAGTCGCGAACCATTACCTTTACTTGACGAAGCGATAGGATTGCCCCCAATGGTGACAGCGGTACAATTTGTCAATACACTACCGCCTGTGGCACCACCTTATATTCCCCCATACTTAGGGGGAGGTGATACCCAATGATGAAGGAAGAACCAACGAGAGATGAATTGATGATGGTCGTACGCGACCAAGCGAATGTGATAGATGCTACGATAGCCACGCAGACTGCTCAATATGAGTATCTGATTAAGGTGATTGAGCAGCGTGACCGAGCGATAGATACGATGGCGGCGCTGTTTTGTGCAGCGAGACCCCACGCTAAGTGGAACAAAACGCTGTTGATAGACCGCGATGTGTTCGTTGAACAGGTGGCTGAGTGGTCGGCGATTGTTGAGGCGCGGGAAGGTGATGCACAATGAGAGGATACTGTGAGGTATGTGATTCATTAGGCATAAACGGTGGCCTATCAGACGATGTGATACACAGCGAGCATCATGTGAATAACACAGTTTGTAAAAGGCATAAGAAGGTGAAAGAATGATTGATTTAGATATGTTAGAAGAATTATACAACGATGATATTAGTAGAGCAAGCGAGTGGATTCCCGACCTGCTCACAGAAGTCAAGCGGTTGCGTGAAGAGAACACTTACCTCAACCACATGTTGGATGGGGTGGACAAGCATACACTTGACCATGTGGCTGAACAAGCACAAATCAAAATGCACGAAGCAGGTGAATGCTACGACTTCTGTATAGTATGTGAAACGGAAGGTGATGAACAATGATTGACACAGACAAATACGAAGGACACACGGAAGGGTCGTGGGTTGTAAAGAAAGGCGAGAGAATGAGAGTATGGCATCAAAAGAATGAGATGACTTCAACTCTTATTTGTTCAATGCAAGCAACTCATTGTGAACCACAAGATGCAGATGCACAACTGATAGCAGACGCACCACTTCTCTTAGCAGAAGTCAAGCGGTTGCGTGAAGAGAATGAAGGCTTGATAGCAATATGGAATCACCTTGCTTCACCGTATGATTGTGAGTCACATGAATTAGTAGAGATATTGGAGAAGTATGGTTTCATGGAGGCGAGCGAATGAGCGTAGCAGTTGAGCGTTACAGCGAAGAGTGGAACGGTAACACATACAGCCGTGTCGCATTCATCTTTCCTTACAACAACGAAGCGAAGGACGCGCTCAAGGCAGCGCTACCTTTCCCTGCTACCAAGTGGGATGGTGTGCGTAAGGGTTGGGGTGTGCGTGACAACCCTGCTGATTTACAGACAGCAGTAGAGACGCTCGCCCCATTCTACCACTTCGCCCCACTCGTGGATGAACTACCTGCGATTGAGGCTCCACCTCTCGCTAAGTTCAGCGCGCCGGACGCAATCATCCTTGACTATCCCTTCCAACCTAATTGGAAACAGATTAACGCGGCGGTGAAGTCGCTCGGTAATGCTAACTTCAATATGCAGACTAAGGTGTGGAGCATACCGCTCAACACCGCACACCAAATCGCTAACGCTGTTGAGGCTCACTACGCCGAACTCGCACAGGCTATCCGTGACCTGCCCGAAGTGGCTGGTCATATTGAAGCGGCAGTGGAGAGAGTATCGCTATCGCAAGCGGTGGCGCTGGAAAATGAGACGCCTGTAAGAGAGCGAGTGGCCTTGACTAACGGTGAGCCGTTCCCTCATCAGTGGGTCGCGCCTGCCATGTTCATAGCGGGAGACCAACACAGGCTACTGATAGCAGACGAGCCGGGCTTGGGTAAGACATTACAGGCGTTGCTGTGCATAGACGCAGCGCAGTTTAGTAGCACGCTTATCGTATGCCCTGCGAATGTGAAATACACATGGCTCGCTGAGTGCGAGAAATGGTACACTTGGCACAGCAGACAGGTCGTGAAGAATGGTAAAGACACCATAGAAGCAGGTAAATCATTCACGATTATCAATTACGAGTTGCTCGTTAAGCGCGAAGAGGAATTGAAGTCGCTTGACTTTGATTGCATCGTGTTTGACGAGTCGCACTACCTCAAAAATGAGAAGGCTGAGCGTACAAAGGTGAGTGTTAGGCTCGCGAACTGGCCGACAGTCAAGGGATTGATATGTCTTAGCGGCACACCTATCCTTAACAGACCCGCTGAGTTTTACAATGTGTTGAAGATGCTCATGCCCGGAACCTTCGCGAATTGGTTTGACTTCGTAAAGAAATACGCGGCAGGTTACAAGGGAACTTATGCGTGGGTCACCACAGGAGCGACCAACATAGACAAGAGCGATGATGGTGTGACTGTACCGCTCAACCACTTGCTTCGTGACTTGATGCTTCGCCGTACCTATGACGACAAAGGGATAGCAGAATCAATGCCCGACCTCGTGCAGACTACCGTGCTTTGCGAACTAACAAAGGAGCAGCGTGCTACTTACGATGCAGACTACGACCGATGGATGGAAGAATACGACAGGCTGAACGCTCTCGGTGCGCTACCACAAGGCTACGCACTTGAATTATTGACAGCCCTGCGTCATTTATGCGGTCAAATGAAAGTCACTCACGCTATTGATTGGGTGAAGGATTACCACAAACAGACAGGCAAACCGCTTGTCATCTTCGCTCATCACTTAGACATCATCAACGCTATTCGTAGCGAGTTGGAGAAAGAGTGGCGCACCGGTAGCATCACGGGCGCTACACCATCCGAAGACCGACAGCATCTGATTGACGAGTTCCAAGCGGGCGACCTTGACTTCCTTGTGTGCTCAACGCTCGCAGCGAAGGAGGGCATCACACTAACCAATGCAGACACAACCCTGTTCGTTGAGCGTGAGTGGGTTCCCGCATGGGAACAGCAAGCGGCACACCGAGTGCGCCGTATGTCACAGGAGAGTAGCGTGTGTCACCAAGTGATACTATCAGCACAGAATTGTATTGACGAACACTTTGACAAAGTAGTTAGCGCCAAAGCAGCAATCGTGAAGCGTGCGCTTGACGGTGACGCTGAGGAGAGAGCACAGGGTGACATCGTGAAGAGTCTTCTTGCATCCTTGACGGGGGTGAGCGCGTGAGGAAATGGAACGCTAACACAGGCGAGTTCGTCAAACAAAAAGTGCTGAACCTATACGCGGGCATCGGTGGTAACCGCCGCCTTTGGGGTGACGACTACGAAGTCACAGCCGTTGAGTACGACCCCGACATCGCCGCAGTCTATCAAGCGCACTTCCCTAACGATGAAGTGGTGATAGGTGACGCGGTTGAGTATGTCCTTGAACACTACAAGGATTTTGATTTCATTTGGGCAAGCCCACCATGCCCTACACATAGCCAATACAGATACTATGTTGGCGTGAAAGGTAAAGGGTTTGACCCTGTGATACCCGACATGACTTCACTCTACGGGCTTATCATTTTCCTCAAGCATCACTACGAAGGTAAGTGGGTAGTGGAGAATGTTCGCCCGTATTACGAACCGCTGATACCTGCGCAGAAGGTGGGTCGGCACTATGTTTGGGCCAACTTTGACATACCCGCTATCAAAAGCGAGCCTTCGCTCATCGGCAGGCGCAACAAGATAAGCGAGATGGAAGAGGCTATGGGTTACGACCTATCGTCATTCAAAATACCTAACAAGCGACAGATTCTGCGCAATTGCGTGGATGGTGAACTCGGTTTGCATATACTCAAGGCTGCACTCTTGGAGGTGGTAGCGTGAGAAAATGGAACGCTACCACAGGCGAGTTTGAAGAGGTGGGGCACGAAGCGGCCGGAAAACTGGCGATGAGAGATAACCAAGTGAAATCTATGGAGGTAATGCCTCGCGCCCCGTCTCCCCCGAAGGGAGAGAATGCCAAGAACCCTTCGGCTGACGACATAGACATACTCAGCCTACTACCTTCGCATATTGAATACGACTCAGACGAGTTCCCTCGCACCATCCCCGAAGCGGAGGCACGCATTCTCGCAAGCCTCGCAGTAGAGTGCATTTCATCCGATTTACTACACAAATCGCCGTATTCAGCGTACCAACAATGGACAACGGCGCAACAACAACGCTTCCGCAAGGCTGAAAACAAAGTAGCCCTTCGCTTACTTCGGTTGGCAGGTATTAAACACCCTGCGCCGGAGGGAGACGAACACGAGCGAGCAAGAGAATCATGAAGAGACGATACACCCATGCAACATAGATGCAGAAGGGTTTTGGAAAGCGACAACGGGGCATCGGGAACCCGTTATCGGTCAGCAATTTGACACACCCGAAGGTACGGAGTGGCGTACCGAAGAGATACGATTCATTAGCGCTGCGCATGAACACATTGACGAGTGCGAGAGTTGTGGGTCGGGCGTACCTATCAGCGCTCTCATGCTTGAAGGCGTAGCGCATCAGATATATCCATGCTGTTCATGCGGGCTTTTTGTGTGGCTTGAGAGGGCGCAGGTTCCCCCCGAAGTCGTGGAGGAATACACATGATGACATGGGAACCATCAGAAGACGATGTTAGTTGGACACGCGAACAATTAGATTCGCTTGCTATTGATGACACTTGGAACACAGGTGATATGCAATATCAACGCACAGGTGAAACAGAACTCACATTAATTAGTCGTGCAGAGCGTGCAGAACTCGCACATGGACGGGTCTTAACGGTATTAAGCGCCCTTGAATGGTCTTGCGTAGATGACGCGGCTACCATTACATCAGACGACCCGATAGAACAGTTACAACAGGCACAAGAGAACGCTCAGTCGTGGGAATGCCCCGCAGAAGGATGCGATACAACGCTCGTTGATTGTAACCTTAACGATATGGAATGGGAGAACGGGGGAATGTTCCCCGCTATGTCGCCCGATGGTATAGAGACTGAGGCGGAACGCTGGTTTGTTAATCTAAAATGCGTGGGGTGTAGCGAGATTATCAAAATGAACCCGCTTGACTACGCGTTACTCGCAGGTGATGACCTGTTTCATACTTACAAAGCGGGTGAATGGGTCTACGAAGTGCTGTCCCGTGAACGCATGATTGAATTAATAGATAGCGGGGGAGAGGGTATAGCGCTCGGTACTAAAGACTTAGACGGGAATACTTTACCACCGCACCTTCAAGGAACATACTGCACCGCTTCAATTTTACCTGTATCAGAAGAAGAATGAGGCACTGCTACCATTTTTGGTGGCAAAAAGAGGGGTTCAGTACTTAAAGCAATCACCACTATCGGAGATTCAACCGGCCAAACTAAAGAGCCGTACTTGAGGAACCGAAATGGAACAGATAGAGCGAGTGGTCGTCTTTGGACGACCCGAAGGAACGAATGATACAGCAGTGCGAATAGCGTACGAGGCTGCGAATGGAGAGCATCGGGTATATGTCCCGAAGCAGGCCATACAGTCTCGCATTATTTGCGCTGACGGAGAACGAACAGCATACACGATGCAACAGTGTGAGATAGACGGTAATGTCTTTGACCCTGCGCTTGTGTTTAGTGGGGAACTATCCCCGTTGCCACCCACGAACCCTAACGATATAGAGTTCGTAGATGCAGTAGAGCAAGGAGTACAGGAAGCAAACCTGCGCCACCTTGTGAAGGAGCAGAAGGAGAGCAACGAGGCAAAGGCCACAGGAATACAGCAAGCGGCACAGGAATCAGTCGGGAACATTGTACCACCGCTATCGGCGGCGCTACCACCAATCGTTGAAGACATTGATGATGAGGGAGAGATACCCGAACTTGTCTTAGACGAGGAGAACATCGCGAGTGGCTACACACCGGAGACAGGCAACGAGGGCATAGTCACTGCGACAGTCATCACACCTCCAACAGTGGTGGACATTGACAGTGATGAGAACGATGACAGCGTGCCTGCTTTTGCACCGACACATGTCCCCGGTATAGTGGAGACAGATGTTAAGGGTGAGAGCAAGAAAATCATAGACAGTGCATGGGGCGGCGCGCTCCTTGCCGGCGGTCGTGACAGGGCAGTAGTACCGTGGAGATTTATCCCACAGAAGGTGCCGGGTTACATCATGATACAAGCGGACGAAGAGTCGGGAGCAGTTCCCGTGAAGGTCGTTAATCACAACGGTAAGCCAACAGCATATCACATCATGAACCCCGAACTTGCTACAGACAAGATGCCGGGCGGCGCGTGCTTAGGTACAGTGAGCGATTCATACTGCTTGCTACCACACACAACTGTCTTTGACCCTATCATGAAGTACGCAGACCAACATGACCTCAAAACTCATGTCACTTCGTACAATCAAGGGGCTAAGGCTCGTCTTGACATTGATGTATCACAAGCAGCACAGTCTCGTAAGATTGCGGCTGAGCGCAACAAGGCGGCAGGTCACAAGTGGCTTGACACCAGCGCGTTCGGCAACATGATTGACAAACTTGATGGTATTTACAAGTACGGCTTCGCTATCCACAACAGCGTTGATGGTAGCGGCGCGCTGTCTGTCCAAGCACAGGCACTTCGTGTCTACTGTAACAACCTCGCAAGCATGGGCGGCATTGACACAATACTTCGCATGCGTCACAAGAACGGCGTAATGGCTGACATTGATTGGGACAAGTTCGGCGAGACTATCGTTGACGCTACTGCGGAGATTCAGCAGTGGCTCGTGAACCAAGAACTCATGGCACACCTACCTCTTGATGTGCAACTGTTTGACAAACTTACAGTCGCGGCAGACAAGTTGAACATTCTCTCACTACCAACCGTCAAGGTTGACGAGAACAAGAATGCAACATTCCAGCGAGGTCACCTATGGAGAGTCGTTGGTAGCGGGTTCGTTAATCCAGCAACAGGAGCAAGCGGTCACGACCAACCATTCGTGAAGGTAACACAAGAGCAGAAAGGCTCAGTGTATCACGCTATGCAGTCTTTCACCGGAGCACTTACACACAAACCGGAGTGGACAAGCGCTGATGGTAAGCAGAAGATGGCGGGTAATTCCCTGTCTATTGACGGCACTACCAAGAAACTACAGCAGACCAACAACCTATTCATGGGTATCTGTAACAGCGCTTACGAAGCATACATGGAAGCGACAGGTGCAACTGAAATCGGCGAAGCAGACCTACCAAAGGTCGCGCAGTTCATTCAAGAGAACACCGTCTATGATGACAAGGGTAACATCATCTCGTCACCATTGAAGGTCGGTCTTGGCAAGAACCAAATGAAAGCACTACACGAAATCCCAACAGTGGAGGAAACATTACTCCTCGCTTGAGGGGTAAAACAAAGGAGAGCGGGTGGGGGGCTTCGCGGCCCCTCGCCTCAACTCACAAGGAGAGATAACTATGGAAACAGAATTAGAGACTATGAGAACGGATAAAGGAACGGAACCAAACAGGAACAGTGGCGGCACATCAAACACAACGAATATGTTTGATGTGTGTGACAAAGCATTCATCGCTTTGGGTGCGCAATTTCCTACAGGGAAATACAAAACCCACGATGGAACTGTGTGGTTCACAGTGGAATATATTTGTGTAACTAAGCCGCAAAAGGTGGAGTTGGTATGGACATTCTTCGCGAAGAATAACAAAGATATGGCATACTTGGTGGTGGACGAATGAGTTACGATTATATTGATAACGATACACACAAAGCACCTCAGCCACACGAATTAGTGGAGAGGCGAAGACTCAAGTGGTTCCCCGCGGAATCACAACAACTCATCAAGGAAGTGAAGAGTGGTATGTCTGTTGAAGAGATGGCGGAAAAGCATGGGCGCAGTGTAGCGTCCATCAAATCAAGGCTGTACAGATTAGACCGCGAAGGTTCTATTGAATGGGTAACACGCCGTAACAAAGCACCATCCGAACGAGCGACCCAACCATACACAACACCAACACCAACACCGGGCATCAACATCATGCACGAGGTAACAAAACTCGTCACCCTCAATAGGGTGGTAAAGGATTTCCTCAACGGTGACGCTACCCTTGACGACCTCAAGGAGGCGAGCGAATGAACATGAATACAGATGGAGTGAAACTACCCAACGGCGAGTGTCCGTGTGACGGTGGGGAATGTTCCGGCGCGTTCGGTTGGGTATGGAAGACGAGCGACCTCGGTCACTCAAACCACAGGGGTAAGATGTGGGCAACAATTTGTCCTTCGTGGAACAAGACCGAGATGGCGTGGAATACTGAGACAGGCGAGTTTGCTAAGCAGCGCGTTGAGCCTGCGCCACCACCGGGAATTGAGGGTGACTTCAACAGGTACCGCCAATACAATTGGGACAACATAGCGCAGTCAAAGATGGATTCAAAGATGAACAACGCACAAGAGCATGGTAAAGGCGCTGACGAAGGCACACACATAGACCACAAGGAGGTGCAGTGAATGAGTAACATACTACCACCAATCGCTCCTTCTGATGACGACCAACCCAAAGACTACGGGCAATTCACCATCGGGCAAGTTCCCGCGCAGGGCATTGAAGTTGGGTTTGATAGCGGTACTAACCAATGGTGGTATCGCATAGAGACACCTATACTACGGCGCGTCATTGATTTGTTAGGTTGCCTTGTTGACGAGGCAGCCTTTTACTTCACAGATGTTGGGTTCTATTGTCGCGTAGTAGACCCAAGTCATGTCGCTATGTTAGGAATACAGACACCCGGTTGTGTAGACAGCGGAGGTAACAATAAATCAGACATGGGCTACGAAGAGATGATGGGCATTGAGTTGGGTAAGTTGGCTAAGTGTATTGACAAAACCGAATCGCATATCACTATCGTAGTGGAATCAGATACAGGTAAATTGCGTATCGTGAACGACAACTGCGAGTCAATGCTTAGAGGGCTTGACAGACAGAATGTGCAAGTACCGAACATACCCGACTTTACTGGTAAGGAAATGACAACCTTTGAGATAGACAGTATCACTTGGCTTAAGTCATGCAAACGCATGGACGATGTAGCAGACCTCATCACTTTGAGAACGAGAGAGAACGGTGTGTATTGGACAACTGGGGGAGAGTCATTCTCAAGAGAGTACAAACTAACAGACACATACACAGGCGAAGAGATTGCCGCTCAATACAGCAACCAATATGTGTTGGGTCTCGCGAAGAAACAACCAATCACTAAGAAAAACCACACGACCTTCAAGGTATCATTCGGGGAAAATTACCCGCTACTCATAGAGAGCATAGACGACATGGTGAATTGGCAATACTTCCTTGCGCCACGGATTGAAGGTGATGCTTGATGGGTCAGTTCTCATGGCTTTGTGCTGACTGCGGTCAGCAAATCCTTAGCGGAGGTAGCGACTTTGAATGCTTCAAGTGCGAGGAGCAGTATTATGGCGTGGAAAGAGTAGCGCTTCTGATGCCCGAAGAGTTCGGTGGTGAGCATTTTGAAGAGGGTAACTACGAGGGCTACGGTGAGTTCGGTGGTATGGATGCTTTCGCTCTATTAGCGCGAATGAACGCACCCGAGAAATGCCTTTCTATGCTAACACCAACAGGTAGAGTCAAGACAGGTCAGTCTTTCATAGACGCTCTCATTGACTGTGACGAGAAGACTATGGGTAGCGAGAGGGGCATTGGGATATACCTTAAGGGTGAAATCAAATACCCTATCAAAATTGTCCACGCGCGTTGCGGCATTGGCAGTTACGAGTACGAAGAGGCATCGGAAGATGACCCCGAGCAAGGTTGGCAGACCAACAGGCGTGAAGAGGGTTCTCTAACTCTCTGTGATGATTGCGGGGATTGGTGATTTCATGAGTGATGACGATAGAATAATGATTATGTGGAGCGTTGAAGATGTGCTGACTGTGAGGCCCAACCTTACACGCGACCAAGCGAGAGAAGTTCTACACATGGTTAAGCGAAAGCATGATGCGAGCATAGGTGTCTGTTGGCAAACACTTGAAATACACGCGGATTGGTTATTCCCTTTGAAAGAGGTGAGCGAATGAGCGATACATCATTCCCTCGTTGTGTGAGATGCGACATTCGGAATACGCACATGAACTTTGATAATGAGGTGTGTGACGATTGTCTCACCCCATACGAAGGGAGACGCATGGAAGAGAACATGGTACTCGCTGACTTCTATGACAGGTCACGCCAAATCATCGCTGGCCTATTGGGAATCATTAGACAGGAAGTGTACCCTGCTATGAACAGGGTACCAAAGTTAGACCAATGGTTCATTGAGACAGCGGAGTTTGAAGTGGGAGACCTACGAGACGACATCGCGAAAGGTCTCACGCCGGGAAGATACAGGCCACAGGAGTTCACTCGCAAAGCGTTGGAGGCTCAAGGGCGAAAGCGCAGGGCAGATATAGTGAAGATGGTGGAAGGCATGAACGAGCATTGGATTAAAGAAAGCGGCTACCCTAACCCGACCTACAAAATCGGATGGTTTGAAGACGAGATTGGAATACCATACCCCGAAGGGTGCTACCCCATCACACGGGTAAAGGCGGAATCAACACCGTTCGTTTTGGTGGACGGTTGGATACGACCTGCGAGCGACACTGAGTCGCAAGTCATTTGGGCACAGATAGAAGAGGTGAGCGAATGAGTGAGATAGTGAGAGAGATAATAGACTGTTTATGCACAGAAGAAATGGATTGGCGGGCTATCGCTGAACACTTTGAGTTATGCCACTCTTGCGGCGGTGTGCCACAAGGGAATGTGTATGGTGATATGCCTTTCATAGAATGCGACCCTAACGATTGCGATGAAGCATTTGAACGAATGTGCGATGACTTCGTGGATGAAACAGGTAACGGTAATTCTTTCCGTTGCCTTGTAGGATGGTTGCATGATTTAATAGTAGAGCATGGCGACACAGAAGCATACCTCGCTGATTTAGACCCCGAGATTTATGAGGACATGCTCAACAGCGAGAACCCGCTTATTAGGTATTTGAACACTTGGAGTAGAGAGATATTGAACTCGTCTATCGTAGACTATTGGCGTGATGATAGGAAGCGTGATGCACAATGACTCACTTTCTGAAATGCCGCTACGAAGAGACCTACCCGGACGGTGTGCATATATACACTTTCAAAGGCGAGTGCGAGGAGACAGGCTTGTCGGTGAGCGTTGAATTGTTTGGGCCGGATTTGTTCAAGTACAATCAAGGAGAACTTATCCAAAAAGCGTTCCCTTACATTGACGCTAACCACCGTGAGTGGATGATGACTGGTCGCTTGGGGGGTATTTGAATGAGCGAGTCTAAAGACTACTACCAACCTTGTATGTGCAGAGATTGCGTGTGCCCGGATTGCGGTACGCGCTTCAAGAAAAGCACGAAGTGGAAGTTGAGTTCGGGGAACAAAATCTACAAGGGCAAGGTGTATTTGATACGCAAATGCACAGGTTGCGCGAATAACGAATCTATCATGGTAGCGTGGTGCGAATGAGTGGCGTGCCTTGTGATAATAACGGTGAGTATTGGTACTCACGCGCTTACTACCCAATCTGTTACTACTGCGGTATAGATGGGGTGGAACTCTATACTATTAGCGAAGTACATGAATGGTGCGAAGCGCACTCAAAGGAACACGGGTGCACAGCCATTAGAGTTGAACATGTTATCCATTGGGAGGCTGACGATAATGAGTAAGGTGAAATACACTCACCCGCTTCGTATCAAAAGGGTACGACACTCAGCCATGCTTGATACTATGGCGCGTATGTTAGACGAACTCGCTATGCCTTGCTCCACACATGAACTGATAGGTATGTGGCTTGACGATTGGGAGGAGCGCTGGCGTGAAGCCAAGAGGCTAAACAAAGCCATGCGTAGAGCGCCTCGCAACCAACCTACCACAGTAACAGTCGGTATGCTATTGAGCAACGACCCACGATTCTATAACACCAACGCAAGCACAACGACAGCGGACGGCACACGAACCAAACCAAGCGGCGGTTCGCAGTGGGTCTTAAAAAGCAACCACCTGTCGGTAACGCTGGTGGTTGAGTGAGCGAGATTGTCTATGGCGTGTGGGCTGCAAAGGGCGAGAGAGGGCGTGGGTACGAGACTCGGCTCTCTCTCGTCCAACACCGAGCGAAGTTATCTATTGACTTGCGTGAGTGGCGTAGCGAGATACACGACAAGCCCGGCCCGACCCGTAAGGGTTGGCGGCTAACACTTGATGAAGCGAAGGATTTGTACCGTGAGTTAGGGCGAGCGCTGGAAGACGGAGCGGCGAAGGAGAATGCCTTACGCCTAACTGGCGCTCTTGACGAGGGGGCAGGCGAATGAGATGCAGACGATGCTCTCAAAGCGGCCGTGTTCATCCACTACGCAGGTTATGTTATCCATGTTGGGGGGAAGTCAATGTCCGGCGCAACAAGGGCTGAGACTAAGCGTAAGGTAGTAGCCTTGTATGCACAGGGTCAAGACCACCTAAAGGTTAGACTGCGTGCTGTTGGTGACTACCTCAGCGTACCTCCCGAAGACACGAGTGACCTGCTCGCTCTATGCTACACACTACAACAACGAGGAATGACACGCCTGTTGCATTCTCTCTTCGCTGATTGCCTGTGGGCGTATGCGATTATAAATGACTTACCTACTGTGCGCCCTGTTCATATCAAAGACGCTACTAAGACCGTTCTCGGTATGGAGATTCGGCCTCGGCTGAAATGGCTTAACGAGCATCGTGAATTGGTGGCGTATGCACTACGCTGTGACCTTGATGACTTACAGTGGTGATGCGTGCGATGGCTTCTCTTATGGAAGCCTCACGGCTGGCTACATTACTACGGCGAGACGCCGACAAAGGGGTCAGTTCTCTCTATTCTCATATCCGTACCCTCGCGCGCGCGCGCGAGGCGAGCGAAATTGCGGACATAGCGGAGTTCCTTTATGGGCACAGGGTGATGGGTGCCGACCGGTTGATGTCAATAGTCGGTCGGTGCGTGGGTGTGTTCGGCGAAGAGTGGGACGAACTACTCTCTTCTGTAGTGCAAGCGGGCAACCCTCTCGTACCCCTGCTCGCAAGCGAGTCACCTGTGCGACCGAAGTGGCCCCTGCGATTGACTATACCCGAAGCCACCCTGCTCCTCTACGACCTGCAAAAGCGAGACGAAGAGGCTCGTGTTGTTGAGACTATATTCACACGGGTCGGGCGTGAAGAGGCTACCCTGCTATGGGCGAGGGTGCTCGGTGAGTACCCGCCCATCAGTAAGGGTAAGTTCCTTCGGTGCATAGCAAAGTGTAGTGGCTACGACCCGACAAGGATACGGGAGGCCGCACGCTTCCACGGCATCGGTGCCGTAGTCAAGAGTGCGCTGGAGGAGACGCTACCGAAGGCGCATGAACTCACAGCGGGTCAGCATTTTACCCCCGCAGTGTACAAGCGATGGGTGAAATGGCACCCCCCTTACGAGCGTACTGCATACGATTTGGTAGAAGGCGCCCGTGTTTTTGTGCATCGTAGCGCTGACGGAGAGTGGGTGTACCGCAGGTCGGGTGAGCGCTGGGCTATCCATCCACCCGTAGAAGGGCTATGCGATTGCGATGAGATAGTAGCAGAAGCAGAAGAGAGAGACGGGCGACTCGTAGTCATGGATACCCTGCACTGCACTAACAAACCTCAGTGTTGGGCACTCTCATACGCTGAAAGAACGACCAACACACGACTCATTCGCGACCATTCTCACCTGCTTTCTCTCGTGCGTAACCTGCCACGCAGTACCACACTTAGACTAATTGACGCTGACGCTGCGTACTTTGACAGCGAAGGCATGGGTGGCTACATCGCACCCGACTCACTGTTTGAAATCCCCTTACTTCTTACCCGCGTTCGCACCATAGACGGTGAGGGTGAGGTGTGTCTATCTATCATGGATGGGTTTGACGCAGAGCAAGTCGCCTGTATCAGATGCCCTCCCGACATACTACGCGTCCCTCGCCTGCAAAGTTATCTCACTTCGCGATGGGTTGATGTTGAAAATCTCGGTGTAATTCTCGTGTGTTTAGCCTTCGGGTACCACGATTCTGTACTCGTATCCCCCAAAATCGTGCGCCTTGACGGGTCACTCGGTATCAGTGACACGATTCAAAAGGGAGACCTGCTTGCGATAAGCAGTGAGTGACCACGAGTCTTTCTTTCTTGGATGGCTGGCGCGGGAGTGCCGGTTCCATTGTACTATCCATTTCACGCCGAAGGCTATGCTCGGCTACACCCCTGTTCGCAAAGCGATAGCGTCCCCGCAACTTGAACCCGATTTACAGACATGGCTCAAGAGTAAAGGCATAGAGCATCGTCATATCCATACCAAAACTGAACTGCGGCGCTTACTACATCTCCTCTCACCGGTGAGAGAGCAAGTCAAGGACAAAGAAAACATGGATAGGCTGACGAAAATGCTGGACAAACCCCTACGGGGTTTGAGCCACGAAGAACTGTTTGAGGTATTCTCGGTTTTCTAACTTCTAATCTATACATTAGAATACTATTATAGATACTTAATTAGAATCAAGAAAACCAATAAAACCAAAACTGAAAAAGTGGTTCAGTACTTAAAGCAACTACCACTAAAGACCAACTATGCCGGAAAAAGCAGAAGTTTGGAGAGAACAGTACAGGCCATCAACCATATCGGAATTAGTTGGTCTTGAGAAATTGAAGCGAGACATCAAAGGATGGATGAAGGGTAACTCTGTATCCCGTCCCACGAACTTGTCAAGGAATGCGCCTGCCGCACTCCTCTTCGCTGGGTCGCCGGGTATGGGTAAGACTACCGTGGCGGAAGTCTTAGCCCGTGAGATGTTCGGACAGAACGAAGACTTACTCGCCACCAATTTCCATGAGTTCAATGCGTCAGACGAGAGAGGGATTGATTTCATCCGTGACAATATCAAACAAGCGGCTCGCATCAATCCTATCGGGGTGTCTCGTAAAATGATATTCCTTGATGAGGCTGACGGATTAACGAAGCCTGCACAGGAAGCACTGCGCCGTACGATGGAGAAATATAGTGACAAGACTATGTTCATACTCGCAGTCAATTCAATGCCTGCCATCATCCCTGCGATACAATCTCGTTGCGTAACCTATGAGTTCGCGCCGTACACTCAAGCAGAAGTGGCTGACCTCATGGCTCGTCTCGTATCACAGGGGGCTGACATACCTCACGAGTGGACAGACTCTTACGACCTACTCCACTCAGCCACAGGTGGTGACCTACGGCAGTGCGTAGACCTACTACAATCTACCGCCAAAGAACCCGAAGCACTACACGAGAGGCTCGTTGGCCTGTCTCGTGACCTATCTAATCCCGCCCTATCGGTAGCGATGGGCGACTACGAATCACTACGCGTTGAACTAAAGCGATTGTCAGAAGGGGGGCTATCCAACTTGGAGATGCTTCGCCGCCTGCATCAGTTCGTACGCACGCTCGGCATGGACGCTGAGCAGTTCACATCATATTCCTCCGTTTGGGGAGACTTCGTAATGAAAGCAACGACTTGGCCGTTAAGTAGCGATGACTTTATTGACTACTTCGTGGCCGCTTTACAAGTCACCTCAGCGGTGGTTACACAGGAGAACTGAATAGTATGAATAGTACAGAGAGTAATGAGAATGGAATGAATTGGCCGGACGGCGTGACCGAGAGGTTGAGTTGGTGGGCGGAGAACAATAGCAAGACGCTGGTAGAAGCGTATGCTGAGTTCATCGTGTACCTACGAGAGAATCTCGGGATTGATAGCCCGGCTGATGAAGACGGAGACTTCCTTGAGGAGTCAGCGGAAACCTTCGTGGTTATTGACGCTCGTAAAATGAGTGGCGGTAACACGATTGACTTCGTTGGTTGGTTTATCGGGGTGGACAAGAAAGTAGCAGACAAGCGTGCTGGAGACAGGCAGACAGCAATCAATGCTGTGCGTCAAGACATGGGCGTTGCTATTGCGAACGGATTAGTGGCCCGTGCGTATGTTGAGAACGGACACTGGATGCTTGAGAGCAAGGACAGCGTGAGACAGACCGAAGAGAGCGCCGAAGGGGATGACCCGTGGTGGTTGGTTCGTGATGGTGCGCTGAACTTCGCTATGTTGCAGACGAATAGTGAGTGGGATTCTTTCGGGAAGCCTATACGACCGAGCATGTGGTCACGCACTTACTACTTCCTCGGTAACACAACCGAGGCTTTCAATGACAACATCGCTCTATGGGCAATACGAGTTGGCGACCCCGAAGGGCCACCATCTTTCCCGGTAGCCATCGGCGTACCTTGCAGGGTGAAAGTGAGACCTCCACGAGAGAACCAACAGACGGATATATCATTCGTGACAGCAGCAAACAAGTTCCAAACAACCATCCGATACACGGATGATTTCGTGGACGAAGCGGACAGAACCCTGCTTGCACCGGAACGCATGTGGCCTAACCACGAGATGTACTGTGACCTACCCGACTTGGGTGAGTTGTATGAAACTGGTAGCAAAATGGTTGCGGGTATCCCTAATCCTATTGGACCGCTCGTAGTAATCAAGGGTAAGGTAACCTATGTCAACCGCGAAGGTTGGGAAGACACCTATGGTGACGACCCATCGGGTATGCGTTATCCAATGAGCATATCATCGTTCAGCCTACAGCGAGAGAACCCGGACGGGCCTCGCCGCGAAGTGTCCTGTATCATGCACGGTCACCTTGTGAAGGAGAACCATGCACTTGACTACAGAGATGGTGACCGATGGTTACCTTACGCTAACAAATCAACGGTCTTCGTATTCGGCAGACTTGGGACACGACCTATCAAAGACGACAGCGGTAATGAGATTGACCGAGTACCACGCATCAACGCACTCGGCGTCTATGCTGTACCACGACTTGTGATTCCGGCTGGCGAAGGTGGCGACACATCACTTGACCAATACGGCGGTGGTTCACAATGAGCGGCGGATTCGCAGCGATGAAAGACGCAGACGATGCAGGTGAAGCGGTGGTTGATGACCTACCTACCGTTACTACAATCTCACCCGAAGCACAGAAGAGCATGTGGGACGAGTTTGAATCGGCGGCGCTTGACGACAACCACAACCACACGCTCATTCTTGCGTGGGGTGAAGAGGGTACCATGAAGACGGGGTGCGTGATGAACGCGCTGACTGAGCAAGACATCAAGGAAGGTGGGTGCATTCTCGCTGTTGATTTTGACAGCGGGGCTGCGGCCTGCCGTAGCGCACACCACCGAGACAAGTTACACAACATTCGTTGCCTCACCCCGTGGGAGATGAGTGGGGAGGGTCGTACTACATACGACTACCCTGCTACTCACGACCGAGTCATGGACATTGGACGCACTGCTATTGAGTGGGCTATCAAACAACGCAAGCCCGACTACAAAGGCTCTCAACTCAAGTGGTTCGTTGTCACTGGTCTTGACCTATGGAACGAAGTCGCTACCAACTGTATGAAAATCGCAGACTTAGGGTCAGCACCCGATGGTATCGCTGCGGCGGTGAACCCACAATCACTCGTGGGCAATCGCTGGAACTGGCAGATTCGTCACACACGCTACCACCAACTGACTGCTGTTTGCACTACACTCATGTCGCTTGGTGTCAAGGTGTACCTTGAGACGCACGAGCAAGTCGTCTTTGAGAACAACAAGGAGACACTGAACACAAAGCCTGCTTGCGAAAAGAATCTCGTGAACAAGGTACGACAAATCATCCACTACACAGCAGAAGAGGAGCGAGACGATGGCGGCAGTAAGACAGGTGTCGTCAATTACTGGGCGACTTTCACTAAGAGCGCAACCAACTTTGACCTGCAAGGACAGCGCAGGCTCGTTGGGGTAACACGACCGGACGCACCGAATGTCTTTCACGGGCTACCGGAACTCTCGGAGGGGAGTCTGTGAGCGAAGACCCGACAGCATGGAAAGAGCGACAGTACGAGCGAGACATGGGTTGCCCCCTTTGCGGTGGTGTGGGTACCATCATCACTCGTAAGACGAGCGGTAGCATCCACAAACACTGCTCGGTTGATGAGTGTCAGTGGGAGTACAGCACTGCTCGCAAGGACGACTACTCATGGGTGACCGATGAGATGTTTGATGAAGCGCTATTGGAGATTTGCAGTCAAGAACGCATGATTACTATACTGCGTATAGAAGGAGTACATGAGCGACTCAAAGCACACTACAACAACGATGTGTTAGCATCGCTTGAGGCATCACGAGGTGAGGAAGAGTGAAGTGTTGCATCTGTAACAAGGACATTGAAGTTAGGCGTGACGCTTATGGTAATGTGGTTTGGGAGGGTGGCAACAACGCGCTGCCTCTCGTAGAGCCGACCGACACTGAGCACGCACGATGCTGTGACGCCTGTGACTGTTTGCTGGTTATACCTGCACGCATGAATCTCGTTACACCCGAAGCAGTGAACTTGGGTAAGGCGCTGTTGCATCAACGACAGAACCCCCCTACCTTCGGGGGTGGCGAAGAGTGAGCAAGCGATACAGAGTTATCCCACTTGACTCATACGACCAAGTTATAGCAGACATAAAGCGAGATTTTGACTCAGCGATTAGTCGTTGCGAGCGGCGACAATTAACCACAGGCGATGTTGGTAGTAAGCACGAAGTGAGTTATAGTTGGGTAATAAAAAGCGAGACGCTTGCTCATTATATGGAACTAACAGGTACATCTAAACCGACTGCATACAATCATTACGACAAAGTAAAATCGGGATACTATGAAGCGAAGAAAGGTAAGTTAGTTTTCATGCGTGAAAAGGAAGACCCATCACAGGGGCCAACTGCTACTGTGAGTATATCTTCAACTGAGCCTGTCGCAAAATCCATCATCCACAAAGCACATTGTCCGCACTGTAACGGGTTATTGGAGGTGAACGAATGACACGCATCAGCGTAGATAAGGACGAGTTGCGTAAGTTCATTCTATCCTTCGGGTGGAATGTCAATGACTTGATACTTGACGCTAAGGAGTTCAGCCTCGTGGGTGGCGTAGCCATGCCGACACATTTCTTCACGCAGCGCATCAGCGCTACCGTGGATGAGCCGGGTCAGTTTATCATATCCGACATCGGCAAAGTCGCAGCGTTCCTACGAGCGTGTGATGGTAACAATATCATGATGTGGCAGAAGAGCAAGAGACCTCTACACCTATCCAACGGCGGAACCGAAATCACACTACCAACCGTTGACACTGTGCGTAGTGCTATGGCGCTACCCACCGTCACGAAGTTGGTCGCTGAATCAACTGACGCCGACTGGAAATCGTGGGCCGGTGAAGCACTCAACTGCTACGGGTTGCTTGACAAAACAAGTAGCCTCGTACCTGTATCACAAATGCAAAGAGTAGTCGGTAAGGACAAAGTCTATGTCGCGCAGTTCCATGAAGAGCAACTAACCATCACGGGTGGCGACAAGACTGACGCACAGATGAGCGTGGCTCTTGACCTGCACAACGCAGACGGGCCGCCCGTTGAGGTATCCAATACCTTCGGGCCGTGGCTACCACAACTACTCAGCGCACTGCCTGCTGGAGCCTGCGAAATCTACACAGGTGACGGTAGTATATTAGCGTTCAATCATACCGAGCGAGAGTGTCTTTTAGTAGTGATACCACAGGGGGCTTGAGAGGTGCAACAGATGACTAAGAAAATGGGGTCGCGGACCAACCAAAAACTGTTGAAGCGTATGCACGAAGTGCTACTTGAACACGGGCCAATGACAGCGAGTGAGTTGAGTTTCACAATCAAGACAACATTCCCACACAACAAACGATTGCATCGTAACTCTCAGATACTAAGTCAATTGATGGTCGGTAGACCAAAGCGATTTGAGGTAGTAAGCACGAACAGTAGGTGCCATACATGGGGAGCATTACCGGAAGTGGTTGAATGATTTGCGACCAATTCTATCCCGGCGGTAGCGATGTCGCCCATGTCTATACACGATGGCGTGACTCCGATGGTAACCTCGTTGAGCATATCCGAGACGACTACAAGCCGTACTTTTGGATACCGGAGAACGCGCCGGATTACCAAGTGCGTAACGCCATGAAGCGTTACCCCGGTAGTGAGTGCGAACCCGACACGAAGGCTGTTGGTCTTCACGGGGAGCAACTCAAGTGTATGGTAGTCAACACACCAAAGGATATTGCAGACATGCGTGGTATGTTCAACAAGACATGGGAAGCGGACATTCGGTTCCCCGACAGGTATCTCATTGACAACCATGCGGAGATGCCACGATGGACACCGCGCAAGTGGTGGTTTGATATTGAGTGCGACCCCGAGACGAAGGCCACTACGGTCATCGCTGTTGTGGG